TGGAACGGCGGAAATCCCAAAAGATCTTGTTCTCTACTCGCTCGATTAGATCGAACCTTTCAAGAACAGAATGTAAGAGGAAAGCTTGAATTTTATTGAACTTGAACTCAAACTCAGAAGTAAGCTTGCAGTGGGAAACTTGCATGCTTGCAACTGATTGCAAGGGCTCCTCTTATAGAGAAGAGGGCCGGGGATTGCTTAGGGTGCACGCAGGCATCCAATAATGCAACCGACACAATAATTCCATAAACAAAGCTAAAGCTGGGTGCATTATTGTCTCTGCACCTAACTTGTACAATACTTTCCTTAAAGTATTACTAAAGTTTGCCGAAAGCAAAGATGCCTTCCGACATAGTCATCGTGCGCGACTAAGCATCGCACCTAGACTGGGTCCACCACTTCCGCCGGTGTCCTGGGAATCTTTCAGTCGTCATTGCTGACGTTCAGTAGGTCCAGGATGTCCTCTATCCTCTGGCGGTCCACAGGGTTAGGTGGATCGGGTTCTGGTTCTTCGAACCAATCTTCAAGGTTAAGTGCTTCAAGTCCTATCCTGGTGTAGGTAGCATAATCTTCAGCATATTGGTCCAGGATGTCTTTCCAGATCCAAATGTGGCACTTGTTTTCTGCACACTTATAGAACCATCTGTTCGGGTTGGCTGAAGTGTGACTTTGTAGGAGAATCGCGTTCCTTCTTTCCCCTGTTTCATAGTTTCTACAACCACAATGCAGCTGTGGTTCTTCCAACTGGAGTAGCGTGTTCACCGTGTGCTCCTCCTTGCGTTCTGCAATCCACTGTTGGGTTAGGAAGATAAAATGGTTTACCTTGTCCAAGGCTTCTTTCTTTGGATTGCTTATAACTTCCATGACGGCTTCGACTAGCTGGGTTTCTGCTGGATGATGAACCTTGGTGATCAGCACTTGGACCAGCCTTGATAGAGTATCAGCTAGAACATTTTCTTTCCCGTCAATATGCTCGAATTTGACGTTGATTCCGAGCCCAGTAATGTAGTCAATTAGCATAAGCCACCTTGTTCTTGAGGGCTTATGATCAGCTTGCTTCTTATAAAAAGCCACAATAGCCTGGCTGTCTGTTCTTATGATCAACTCCTTTTTATCCAGATAATAAATTTTGAATTTTTCTAAGCTGTTGATCACTGCGTGTACCTCTGCATCAATTGTGCTCTTGATGGGGTGATACCTTCCACTTGCGTACGCACAGACCTTTTCTGCCAGTCTTGTGTCAGAGGGATGGAGCTTCCATTTGCATACTCCTCCCCATCCTTCCATACACCCGTCAGTCTCTAAGACCATAGTTGCCTCTGCAGGGGGTATGTCAAGGTCAGGTAAATTTTGTACCTGATTTTTGATCAGTTGAACAACCTTCCAATCTTGGCTGTTCATCTTCTTCTCTCCATTAATTGACGTCTTGGAGTAGAGCGGGCCTAATGTTTTTCCTAAATTTGGAATGTATGCCCGTGCATAGTTAAGGACTCCCAACCATTTTCTGAGCCCCTTTGTTTCCTTTAGCTCCTCGTCCTTTGTCTCGATGATCTTCTTGATTATATGAGGTTGAAGCTTGATCTTGGAGTTTCCAATAGTTGCTCCTAGGAAATCAATTTCCTTTGCGCCTATCTTCATTTTTGTTGGGCTTAATACCAGCCCATTCGCCTTGCAGATCTCCAGGAATTTTGACAGATGTTTCCTGTGATCAGAGATATTGTCAGAGAATATTAAAATATCATCAATATATACCGCTATGAATTCCTCCGTTCCTCGGAAGCAGTTGTCCATCTTTCTCTGAAATATAGCGGGCGCATTCTTCAGACCAAATGGCATAACTAGCCATTCATAAAGTCCATCTATGGCCCAAAAGGCCGTCCATGGGATGCTTTCTGGATCCATGGCTACCTGGTGGAATCCGGATTTTAAGTCAAATTTGCTGTAAATTTTTGACTTGCCGATCCTGCTGATAATTGTATTGATGCCAGGTAGTGAATACTGGTCTTTTTCGGTATTGTCGTTGAGGCGTTTGTAGTTGAATACAAGCCTCTCTTTCCCTCTTTTCTCTTTTCCAGTGAGGGGGTCAATTTCTGTACCGGATTGAACAATTATCGCAGTCGTCCGGTGTTTGCTTGTGGATGGCCTGATTACCTTAAGTTCCAGCAGCTTGTCCACATGTTTCTTCATGGATTCTTTCATTGCTGGGGTGACGTGCTTCAAGGGCCTATCTTCAATGATTAAGTCAGGGTTCTTGATTTCAATTCGGCACTTGACTTGATTCTTAGCCCAATGTTTCAAGGGCTCTTCCCCAATGTAGCCTAAGTCCTTTAGTTTCCGGATCTCCGAGGGGGATATTAGGTCACTATTGATTTCTCCTCCTGAGGGGTTAGTTGCACAGATATCATAGTAAATCGGCAGTTCTAATTCTAATTCTTCAAGGTAAGAAATATCGTGTACCATAGGGGGTGCCTGTGCTTGTGTAACCATTTTGTAGAAGGTTACCGTTCCTTGCTCAATTCGAATCCCTCCTTCCATTGCCCTGATAAAGTTCATTCCGATGATGAAATGAAGGCCTTCTGATAGCTGGGGCATGATGTATGTCCTTGGGATTCTGAACCATTGATTACCAATCCAGATTTTTCCTTCCTCTAAGATTTCTTTGACATTGGTAATCCCATTAACTCCCTTTATGAACGCATTCATCATTGATGGTCTCCTGAAATATTCGTTTACCATTTGCCCATCACAGACACAGATTGCGGCTCCAGTGTCTAGTATCGCGTTCATGGTAATCCTTTTTTCCTTAACTTCCAGAGTTATCTTGATGTTGAGGAGATTGTTCTTCTGTTGTCCTGTTAGTACCAGGTGCTCCTCCACGTTATTGACCAATTCGATCACTTCTTCTGGTCCTTGTGTTACGTCTTTTTCGAAGGCTATGATCTTCTCTTTGAGTTTTTGATTTTCTTCCTGAAGTTCTTCAGCCTCCTCTTTGTGTATCCTCACTTCTTCTTCTAGAGCTGTGATTTCTTCCTTCAGGGCTTCTTCCTTTTCTTTGAAGCTTTCCTTTAATGCTTTTAGCTCTGTCTCAGCCTCTATTCTTAGGATGTTATTGAGCTCTTTTTCTTTTTCCAGATCATCCAGTTTTGCTTGTACTGCTTCTGGAATTTGATCCTTTAATTTGGCCTTTTCCTTTTCCTTTTGCTTATAAAATTTTAGTTCTTCTTCCGCTCTTTCAAGGTCTGCCTTCAGGCTCTTCCTTCTTGCCTGAGAGAACTCATAGTGTGCCTTCCACCTATTTGCTGATCCCATCCAATCATCGTAGGAGTATCCTGATGGGGTTGAACTTTGTGCTGGGATAGGTGAACCATCCTGGAAATAGTATGGTTTGCATAAAGAGCAAATGATTATCTTACACTGAGTGCAGTCAGCTCTGCTCCCTCGTAGGGCCAGATTTTTGCAGGCTCTGCAGTGGTCTGTTGTCTTTTCCTCAAAGCTCCATGTGTGTAAGCAATTCTTTTCTTCTGGAGTAACTTTCATTGCACTTCTCCAGGCTGACGTGGTTTCTACCAGGCAGTTTCTTTGTTCTTCAATGGTGAACATGAACACGTCATGTCCTATAACGTCAAAATCCTCATTATTGAACTGGTAGCTGTCCTCGCCTTCAGATACCGAATAGATGTCTGAGACATCTGACTCATCAAATCCTACGGAGATTACGTCGATTCCGTCATCAAGCTCTAAGGATTGTAGAATTTGAACTCGGTGCATCAGCTTCTTGGGATTCGGACACTCTGATGCGAAGTGACCGATATCTCCGCAAGCAAAACACTTGCAGTCTTTTCGTTTCATCAGGAGGTGCTTCTTTTTATCTATCCTCACATGTGACTTGTGAGGCTTTCCTTTGTACGAAGTGCTTTTCCTGACTCCGTATTTCCTCCCATATGCCTTCTCTTTACCATATAAGCCGTGGACGGGTGTCCCTTTGCAAAAATCTAGCCTTTTCAGTTGGCTTTGGAATACAGCCTCTTGGCATATTTCCTTTATATAATTTCTTGTGAAGGTGATTCTGGGGGCTACTCCAATAGTGTTGTTGGGGTACTTTTCTTTGAATTTCTTTTCAACTCTGTCCCCTAATCCCCTTGGCAGTTTTGTAAAGAATTCCTTGGACAGCTCATCAGATGCCCACGCTCTTCCAGATTTTGCCGCTAAATGGAAGTAATCATTTAGGTACCTGTAGATCGCAGGTCCAGACATCTCTGTGCAGACTAGTTGTTTGAGTGTCTTGTATGCTGCGTCTTGAGTGTTGGTGGTTCCAACTTGGGGATTTTCCAGAAAGAATATCATCCTGATCTGGTTCAGGATATTTTGAGTTCCATTTGAGCCGAGAGCGTTGTTCTTCATTTCTTCGTACTCAGCTGTGAACATCATCCTCCAAGTGATAAACATCTTCTTTTCTGATTCTCCTAGTAGGTTTTCCACATAAGTTAACTTGTCTTGTGGATCATCAAAAACCTTGTCAGACATGTGAAGGAGAACAGAACTTTCCCATCTTTCAAAGACCTTTGTGTCAAAATCCTGAGGCATAACGAATATTGATGCTTGCCTCGCGTTAGCGGTGGGTAGGTTGAACCACTCCGAGTTGTTGTCCCACTTTCTTGGTCTTCTAGGGTAAGGGAAATCAGATGAACTGGCTCCAGTATAGCCAGCTGTTCCAGTTGCTGGTGCGTAGCCAGGGCCTACGCCAGTCATATCTGTGTCTGCTGGTCTAAAGCGACTGATAGCAGACTCTGTTGTGGAGAGTACCAGGCTTTCCAGCTGTTGAAGTTTTGGGTACTCATCTTCTAGCGCAAATATATTGTATTTGCTCCTTGGGGTGCTAACTTCGGAATCCCCATCATATTCTTCTTCTTCGAATAATGAGTTGTCGGCGTCGTAGAATTCCTCATCAGTGGAGGAATCTAAGGACAGATTGCTTAAAAATTCAGCAATTGTGTCCTCCTCTCCCACCATGCTTTCTGGAGCGATTATTCGCTCTAAAGCTGATAACCGTGGGTAGTCATCTTCTGCATCATCTTCTATGATGGTGATCATATTTACTTGATGGATATCACCAAGTGCTTCATCTTCATCACCGTCTTGCTCATATCTCGGGGCTGATGATGATGTGCTAGCTTCATAATCCCCGAATCTGATGCTTCGTGACGAGTCATAATTAACTCGTACTATCATAGTTGTTGGCTGCATAGGGACCACCACTTCTGATGGTCGGATGTTCCATTCTCCTCCTTGGAACCTCCTGGTGCTTAATTTCGTCGCATTTAGGGCTTTTACTCCCCTAGATTTTAAGAATTCCACGACGTTCTGGATGTTGTATTGGAAGCCAACGTTAGGAACGTTGCTTAATCTGCACCGGCAGCTTCTTGTAATAAGGAGATTTGCTTCTCCTTGAAAGCCTTCATATCCTTTGGTAAGGATGCTTATCTGAATGTGCTGGTAGAAATCCCGAATAGTCATCATTATATCTGGGATGACGTAAATTAGCTGATGCCCTTGGGAGAGATCAGCCTCCATGGTTGCTATAATGGATCTGTCTTGGTGGTTCTCCTGTGTCCATCTGGTGTCACGGAAGACCACTAATGCCATTGTACCATCATATGTTCGGTGCATAATTTGGATGCGCACCTGGAGTACCCCTAGATGGATGTACTCAAATCCAGCCTCCCTGAGCTCTTCATATGACTCTGGCAAGATGAAAGTCCTATCTTGCTGACCATGAGTCACTAGCATCCTTTCTTCAGTTCTGTTCCGATAGACCCGATTTGTAGGCTCACCGCGCTGGGTCATGTAAAGGACTTCAGCAGGTATTGTTCGTGCCCGGTGAGCCAGTGAGCGTTCCAGCTCACTGTTGGGGTCCACGACCATCGCAAGGGTATGCTCCCTTGGTTGTCGTCCAACAATTCTTCCAAGAATATTGCCAGTGCGTCTGGCAATCCTTTGTGCTTCGTATGCGACTCGGGCCGCACTCCGGTATTCCCGGATCTGATCATCCACCAGGGGAACCCCTGGTTCTGCTATCATGGTTCTGGTAGTGCTCCCAGAAACTCTAGGTCTTGACGCCATTTATAGTCTGCGGAGGATGCTGTAGGGATCCTCAAAAACTTTGATAACTCCGGAGGGGGTCTCTTTTGGAGGGTGACTCCCTTGTATATCTTGAATACTTTTGAGCTTGGCGTTGATGGATTCAATCTCCGATTTATACAGGGGGCTTGCAGATACCCCTGTCCTTCCTTCAAGGTTTTTAACCCGGTTGTGAAGTTGGGTTAGTTCTTCCGAGATGGTGGTGATCTGCTGATTTTGTTTGATCACCAGAAATAACAGCGAATTTAGCTGCCTTGATAGGGTAGTGGTACTGATAACTCCTTTATCAGTAAATCCGATGCCGGTGTCTTCCCAACCAGCAGCAGTAGATTGCAAGGCTTCTTGATAGATTGCTGTGGCCTTGCTTCCGGCCAGGCTCATCCCAGTAACTTCTGTTCGAAGTTATGGATGATTAGCTTCAGTGCCTGAACCTCCTTTGTAAGCTCCTCAGTAAGAGCTTCCGTCTGTTTTTTCAATAAATTTTTGGTTGTTCAGAGATGCGGACAACCAATTCTTCCACGTCCTCCTTGCTAAGAGGGCGCCTTTCCAGATAGTCTTTACGAAGAGCCTGAAGCTCCTTCGCAAGGACGTCCTGTCTTCTCAAGGTCTCCTTTAAATCAGCTCGTTGGAGACGCACAACCTTAGATAGGTTGTTAATTTCAGACAGCTGCTGCTTTTGTTCTTCCAAAAGCTTCCTGTTCTGTATTAGCAGCTCACGATTTTTTGATAAAGAGTGAATTGCGACTTTAAAACCAAGATCACTACGATAAGTGTTTATATGTAAATTAAATGCAAGGTCTTTATTAGAGACCTTATCAGCAGATGCTAAGTCTAAATAAGAAAGATCTGAAACAGATTTGGAATGAGAGTTTTTGTACTTTTCAAATTCAAGATCCCAGTAGGAATCCAGAGTTTTTCTTTAAAGAAGGTTTCTTATGGTCACGGACAGATAGGAGTAACCTTTGGGATACATATGCTCATTTCAAGATTATAACCAGTTCCAGAGGTAGTTTATGCACTTACTTCTTACTAAGCTCTTTAATAGAGGTCCCTGATCATTAGTCATTCAGTTACATCTGAGTTCTTCTCTGTATGACTCAAGTTTGTTTGTGATAGATCATGATCTTTGGTGGCTGACATCTAACTCCAGAAAATACTTGTTCATAAAGGGTTGTAAATACTTCACGGTGTTTTGAGGATACTAGAGTATATCTTCTGCTAGGTAAAGAAACTCACACCGGGGTTCTCCAGCTACTGCCCTCCCTTGGGTCTTACTTTGCTAGGTAAGGTTCCGGTTCTTTTGCCTCAAGCCTCTCAGAGTCTTACTCCCAACTCAACTCATTTTTCTTTTCACCCTTCAGCCTAGAACAGTGCTCGACTTCATCCTAGGCACATCTTTCTTTTCCTTAAGTCAGTGTGTCAACGTCCATTTACTCATGATTTCTCAGTAGAACTTGGAAACACAAGGGTCTCACTCAGATAGTAAAAGAATGATTTCATAAATTTAGGACCATCCGTAAAGAACTTATTCGATTTATCATGCATTACTACTTACACAGTTATTTTCTCAAAATAGAACATAGCAGAGCCCTCAGGCTCCTATCTAAGGGTTTTACCCCATGAAAGCCATAAATTACTTACAGAAAACCTTGCTCTGATACCA